TCTCTTATGGTTGCAGAGTCTAAAAAAGATTCATTTGCAACTAAGTTTGCGTTAAATGAATTAATATATGTATTATAAGCGAGTGTGTCAATTAAAACAGAGAAATTAGAACCTTCAAAGTCAAAATCAGTAAAATTTGAGTTTGAACGAAGAAAATCTTTGATTTGAACTTTGATTTGGTCAAAGTCTAGATTTGTAAACTGAGTAAAGGGCATATTATCTTGTTGGTTCTAATATAAAGGAGAAAGATTGGACAGGAGCTTCTAATCCGTTTATTTCAAAAATTACTTTTACTTCTAATGCGTTGGAATCTGGTGCTGCATCAATCTCAACACCTACATCACCGACTCTTGGTTCATAATTTCGGAGGGTACTGCGTACCATATCCTCAATTATCATTACAGATGAGCCTGTAAAGTTTTCAAACAGCATTCCACGGATGTTAGTTCCCAAATTTGAGTCAAAAAACCTCTCTGAAGGAATAGTTTCGACTAAATTTCTCACTGCTCTTACGATTGCTCGCTCATTTACGAGCACAGGGAGGTCTTTCGTCACTGGATGTGGTGTAAAAGACAAACTTATATCCTTAAATGCTCTTGATTTGCGTTGAATCGCCATTATTAATGCTTTTAGATTTATTTATACCCTATCTTGCATAATCTTTCATTACATAATCATCAGTATCGAAGTATTCAAGCAACCACCAAGCAACTGAACGTGGATTTTTCACTCCACAAGTGAAAATATCGAACGCAACACAGTTTTTTTCTGGCCAAGTATGACAAGAAAGGTGACTTTCACCTAAAGTTACGGTACATGTCACTCCATAAGGGTCAAATTGATGTGTAAAAGTGTTTAAAACCTCTAAACCTTCAGTTTTACAAGCACTAACGCATATTTTCTCAATTTTATCCCTATCATTTAGTTTTTCAAAGGGTACATTATACACTTCAACGAGTAAATGTGTGCCCATATGAGCATTTTTTACGTTTTTCATCCCAATTCTGGTTCAAATGGCTTTCTATCATTAGTTTCTTTTCTTTCTTTTGCTGTTTTCCAGAAATAATTCTCTTCTGAACCCAATCCATCACGGTCATGACCGTTTTCAACTTGATAATACACTGTTGAAACCTTAAAATCGGGCACTTTTGGTGTTTCTGGAGTAATACTGTTGTCGTAAATCCTCATTCTGTTGTTTGGATAGAGACAAAACTGCCCATTATCCAGTTCAAGAAGGTTATGAGACTTATGTTCTGCAGGTTGTTCACTTGTTGAGTAGTCAATTGCGTCTACACTCTCGTGATAATTGTCCAAAGTACAAATATAAGTGCCTGTTTGGTTGCCAAAGTCTCTTGTATACACTTCATAGTGCATCGATCCGATAAATTGCTTCTGAACAGCGACAACTCCATAGTCCATACAGTTCCAAAACTGTAAATTATGAAGAGTCATATCAGGGTCAGGTAGTTCTGGAGACGATAAAAATGCCGAAATGGGTAATTTATCAAACATTGCAGCATAATCTGGCAAATATGTCTCAAAATAAAAGGCACGACCAGGAATGCTCTTAGCCGCAACCCAAACACCTTTTACAAATTCACCATGTCCACTCTTATGGTCGGTTAAGTACTCTTTTCTCACCCATACTTCATAAGAAGGAAGATTCGTAATTAACGTAGACACTAGCGACCTTGCCCCCGATATCTTTTACGAGCCGAGTTACGGGAGGTTGCCGAGTATTTCGAGTGTTTTCCCCGCCCTTGACGAGTTTTTTTGGGTCTTGTCTCAGTAATATAAGCACTGCCCATCATTCCTGTTTTTCTAGCCATTGTCTAAAGGTTCCTCAATATAAGGTTCATAAGAGATGTCTTGTGCTGTGAGTGACTTATTATAGTAACACTCAACTGCAAGGTCTTCCATAATGTCAAACATCTCTGATTCTGACACATTCCAGAAGATGACCTTGCCTTTGCGGAGAACGTTGTAACGGTCTCCTACTTTCTTTTTTTGCGGTTTTCCCATTTGTTGAATACAAAGAGTCCGATTACTATCCATAATAAAATTGTAAATCCGTAATTTCCCATCGTTATGAATGTGGATTGTAATACCGTAGCAACAAGTATAATATCGCCATTATCAGCAGTATTGAGATAATTGCTATCATTAGATTATCCTTGTCTTTTCATGTCCAACTCTGACTTGTGGGTCACACCAGATTTCAAATCCTGCTTCTTTTGCATCGAGGCAGAATGATACATCTTCACCGCACATGTCTTGAACTTCTCCAGATTCAAATACCTGCATCTTTGGTGCAAACCAAGGATAAGGCATTTCTTTATGTTCAAAGACACCTTTCTTTATTAATAACCAACCGAAACCAGTATAGTCAACTGTAAATGGTTTCTTTCTCTTACTTATACTTTCAATTGTTTCATGATTCATCACACCACCGTTTGTGCGGAAATCATCTTCTTCTAACCAGTGTGCAACTGATGTTGTCTTTCCATCTTCGGTACAATACCAACCTGCTGCAATATCTTTATCCATCAGAAGAACTTGATAGAACTTCTCAACATTGAATACAATATCACTATCAATCCAGAGTTGATAATCATATGGTAGTTTACCATCCCAAGGTAACTGGTCAGGTCCTCGAAGAACGTTTGCACCAAGACACTTACATCGGGCAAAATTTACCATTGATGAATAATCTTGTGATATCTGAATACTTGCACCTGATTGAACAAGGTCAAAACATAATGATACAAAGGACTTGAGAAATGTATAGGAAACTCCTCGACCAGGTAGACAAAATACAATTGTCTTTCCTTTCACCATTTCTTTTGCTTTTGCATAATCATATTGTGGAGCGGCTGCCTTCTTTGGTTTTGGGTTCTTTGCTTTAACTGTAAATCCTTTCGCCATAATATGTTGTAATTACACTTCTATTTTAATGCAATTTATCTATATTGTCAATAGGAGTGGTCTTGCGTCTGATAGGTAGGGTTTTCACTTACTTCTGTATATGTTAACTCCTCTTTCCAATAGGATGTATATAATTTATTCCATATAACCTTAAACTCTTCTTCATTTACATTTTTGAACAAACACTTGTCTTCCAAGTAGATGTGATAGAATTTCATTCTTCCTCTTCGAGTATGTGGATACCATCGATATCAATAAACCATTCAAGATTCATTCCCTCATACCAACCGTATTCGTTCATCATCCACTCAGGTATTGTTAACTTATACTCTCCTGTGATTGGGTCAATTGTGATGGGTTGGATTTGAGACTCTGAATCGTGCTTCATTCATATCGTTCACTTCTTCCAGTATATAGTACCTTTGTATTTTTTGCAAGCGACCCCTGTGGGGATTTTTACACACGAAAAAATTTCTGTACCCCCTGTGTAAATCAAGTGCGTTTTATATTTACAGGTCGAATTGGGTCGTTTATAGCTTAATGGTACCTAGCGGTTTTTATATAAAAAATCAAAAACATAAAAATAACTGTTCGCAACGCACGAACAGGTTTTGGGGGGTGCACCCCTGCGGTTAGCAGGAGTGGTAGTTGTGGAAGTCTGCTTCGTGCTGTGCTTCCGCTTGTGCTATTTGCTCTGCAAGGCAATCCTCATAATCTTCTTCTGAGAGTGGGAACATATCGGTTTCGTACTTGTCGAAGATATCGCATAGACTCCACTTGTCGAAGTAGATTTCTCCGTATGACTGATAGTTGAACATAATCTTAAGGGGGGTAAAAAACTTATATACTTATTATATACCCCACTCTTTACGAATGGGGTTAATTGTTACGGAATCTACACAATTGTTTTTGCGTATTTTCCAGTTAGGTAGAACGCATATCCCTTGTCTGAGATTTGCTGACCCTTCCAAAATATGGGGTGGTAGTTTCCGTTTCTGTCTTTACTGTCTTTTGTTCTGATTTGTAAGACTTTGTTTAATCCTGTAATAGTTGTAAGGGGTAATCCGTTTGCAACTCTACCTCTGATAATTTCGCAAATATATTGATAGTCTCCTTCTATCAATACTGTAGGGTTGTTTGTTTCTGTATGTGTTGCAGTTCCTAAGAAGTTGTTTTGTCTGTCGAATGCAACATATAAAGTGCGGGAAATTTTGATTCCTAACTTCGACTTGTTAAATGGTGTTTTGTTAAAAATTTCTGGTAATGTGTGACGAAGTTGAGTAACCGCAACTGATTCCCCTTTAGTAAAGGACTTTAACTCTCCATCTACCAAATCTGTTAATTTTGAACTATTAGGTATCCCTAATGCAAGTTCTAACAGTTGACCCCGAACCCCCTTATTTTTTCGGGGTTTTGGTAGGGAATCAAAGTTTGTTGTTTTGATTCTGTTTTCTGTCTCTTTGAGGGTTAGAGTCATTTACTTCAGTTGCGGTTATCCTTATTATACAGACAAAAACCGCTTTTTGTCTATACGTTATGTGACAGTATTTTAATTGTCACACTTGGGACTTACATATCGCAGAAATGCCCAATTTATATTTTTTTATTAAATTTGGTTGACAAATCCAGAAAAATGATTTAGACTTGGGGTAGAGCCTATAGGTAGGAGGTCAACGGGTGGGGTCGATTCTCACAATATTGAATTGAACTAACGCACCACCCCGTTTTCTCTGTGATTTTTTCAATTAATGCTTCCTCTGGGTCTAACCATTCAGAATCGACGTGCCATAATCCCAAAGCATTATCCGTGATAAACTTTTGTTCTTCTTCGGGGATTGTTCCCATTGAGTCTGAAAAATCAAACTCAATGGATTCTACAATGAAGTGTGGCATTACCCGTAGACCTTGGGTAATGCGTACTTGCTACAGGGGTGCGGGTCGTCAGGTGTGCAACCGAAGGATGCGAAAAACGCATTCATCATACCCACGTTAACTTCGGGGTCGTCAAAGTCAACTCCTGCAATGTGGTCAACTCCCCACTCAGCAACTTCAATTTGAAATGTTTCAAAATCTTCGCATAAGTAAGCGATATCATAGAAAGATTCCTTTTCTTGGATTCTGTTGATTAATCTTTGTGTTTTAGTAGTCATAAGGGGTGAATGAAACTTATACTATTAATGATAAAGGATAAGGGGGTTAAAGTCAACCCCCAAATATTAAGACTTTATTAACTTATGTTCGTTAGCGGGTTTGAATCCTTTTATGCCTAACTCTGCTAAAAAGCATCTATCATATAATGAGTTGCAGATTTCTGTTAATTCATCACTGCTTGCACCCTGTGTGGGGTCGTAGTCTGTCCAACCTTCTTGAGGTTCGTTAATGTCTGCAATTTCTACGCAATCATCAAATTTGTTGTAACGTGCGATTAAGGCATAATCCCCTTTTATGTAAAGGGGTTGTTTGTTGATTCCGTTCATAATTAGTGCCTGTCTGAAATGTACCAAACCCCATAATTGTTGATTCTTTGGGGTTCAAAGTTTCTTAAAGACATTTCCTTAAGTACTGATTGAACAACTGGATTTTCCAGTGCTGATTGATTTACTAGGACTTTGCCTTCGTAAATTGGTTGTAATTTGTTGTTGAACATAAGAGGTTTGTTTAACTACTTCTATTATAATGGATAAGAGGGGGAATAAAACCCCCTGTGTGTGAATTGAAACAATCTGTTACATTGCCTCTGCGATTGATATTTCTTCTATCAGTTCGTTTAATTCGTCAATGTTTGCTTCTCCCCAATCTGCTCCATCAGGGGTTGCAAATGAACCTATCATTGCTTGCATTTCATATAGAAAGTCTGCGTAGTTTTTGCATTCTTTTGCTATACTGTAAAATGTTTGGTCATTGTTTATCCATAGGGCAACGTTCCAAGTTGTCCAATCTGCCCAACCATTATATTTTTGTTTAAGGTCGGATAGGTTTAATTTTGGTTGAGTAAAGTTCATAAGGGAAAACTGTTTAACTACCCTTATTATAGTCTCTGGAAAGAACAAATCCAGTAGACTTAATAAAGATTTAATAATTAGTAACATTTTACAAGAGTTACACCTTCCCAGTTTCTCTCTGGATATAATTGTTTCATTCTCTCTAAATGTAATCCCATTCTGTACTTTTCAAAATTATCTGCTAATCTTTTTTCAAGTTTGTATGCTTCGTTCTCTCTTTGTTCATCATCTCTTAACCCTCTAACGTTTTGGTCAACGTGGATTAATTCGTGAATGAGAGTTATTATATAATCCTCATCAGATAGGTCGTTATGGATTTCAATTTCGTTTTGGTCGTTGTTTTCTGTAGTCCAACCAAAAACGTTATCTTCGGTTAAGTCTGTATGGATAACCTCAATATCAGTTGTTGTAAGGTTTGGATATAATCCAGACATAAACTCAAAGATTTGATTTCCAAGAGTTGTATATCTTTGATTGGTAATAATAAACATTAGTTTAACCAGTTGATAAACTCATTATAAACTGTTGTATCAAGTTTAAAATCATCTTGAAACAATTCGTTATATATTGGTCGTGCTGATGACCTTTTGCGTGTCGGATTAACAAAAAATATCTTAACTTCTTTTCCTGTTATCTTTTTGAAAAATGCGGGGTAATATGCAAATGCGTCTTTACCACACGCATTTTGACCTGCGAAAATCGCATACTCCACGTCGTCGGGTACTTCGGGGGATTGTTCTAATTCAATAAAATCCATTACTGCACGTTTCAAATAACAAGCATCTAAATATGTTTTTGATTCAATCGCCTTTGTCATTTTACCATTTTTGTAAACGTGCCAATCAACTTGCAAGTTTTTTAAACAGTATCCGTTGACTTCTTCGGTTTTCTTATAATCGTTCTTTTTTGCGTCTAAATCTAATGCGTTACAGGTTCTCTTGATTAGATTCTCATATACAAGACCTGACCCATTACGTGCCATACCTCCACCAAATTCTTTGTGAAGTTTTGGAAGTTCGGTTATATCCTGATTGTAAGATTCAATGATTGATAAAGTTTTCATTAGGGGGGTTGATTTCTTATAATTCATTATGACATATTTTTATATAAAAAAACTGGGTAGTGTGCCACTTTATAAACTGTCCACTTTAGCTTGCATTGGCATATATGCCGAATTATAATAAAGGTATAAGTTAAAGAGGTGGGAGGTATCACCGAAAACGAAAAAGTTCGACACTCCCCCTGCCTTCTTTTTTTTTAAAAAAAAAAGCAAAAAAAAAGAGTCTCAAATAAGACTCTTGATATATCTCCCTGTAAGATAAAATGCGTATCCCTTATTTGAAATTTCTCTCCCTTCCCATATAATGGGGTGGTAGTTTCCGTTTCTATCCTTTGAATCTTTGGTTCTGATTTGTAGGATTTTGTTTAATCCTGTTATAGTGGTTAGGGGTAATCCGTTTGCGACTCTACCTCTGATAATTTCGCAAATATATTGATAGTCTCCTTCTATCAATACTGTAGGATTGTTTTGTGGTGTATGTGTTGCAGTTCCTAGAAAATTGTTGTTTCTATCAAATGCAACATATAAAGTGCGGGAAATTTTGATTCCTAACTTAGACTTATTGAATGGGGTGTTGTTAAAAATTTCGGGTAATGTGTGTCTAAGTTGAGTAACAGCAACCGATTCCCCTTTAGTATAGGACTTTAACTCTCCATCTACCAAATCTGTTAATTTGGAACTGTTTGGAATTCCCAAAGCAAGTTCTAACAGTTGACCCCGAACCCCCTTATTTTTTCGGGGTTTTGGTAGTGCTTCAAAATTAGTTGTTTGAAGTCTTTGTTCTGTCTCTGTAAGGGTCAAAGTCATTTTACTTCGGTTGCTGTTATACTTATTATAACCCCACCCATTCACTAATGGGGTTATAATGTGCCAGTTTGTTAACTGTCACAAGGTTGGGTCTTACATTAGCCGTGGGTCTTACATATCGCTGAAATGCCCATGTGCTTGATTGCCCAATAGGTGCTATATGCACCTATCATCAAAGAGTTTCTGTGCTTGCTTTTCGATTGCAAGTCTCACTCCTTCCGACCTAACGATTAATTCATCTAACTGCTTTTGAGTTAGTTTGTTATGTACTCTGAAGTTTTCTTCTGCTTCAACTAAGCAATCTTCGAGTATTGATTCGTGATGTAATGTTGACATAATTAAAAAGGGAATTAACTTTGTATATACTTATTATAGTATATAAGAGTGGTAATGCAACCACTCTTTATAATCTCTTAATATTCTGAAATCTCTCTAAGATAACAGTCTACCTCTGCAAAGGTTAGGTATCCTTTGATACTCTCATCAACAATATGTCCGTTTGGATTGATTTCGGCAAGTTCGTAGAGTCCTTCGTCTCCACCATAAGACCCATCGTGATTAGCAACAGATGCCCCCCAACCATTAATAAAATGAAATTTTTCAATCTGTCCACCAGTCCTGTAAAATACCGCATAAGGTTTAAAAGTGTTTAGTGCTTGATGTTTAAGTGCTTTAGTCATAAGAGGAAATAACTTTGTATATACTTAATTATAGTATGTCAAGGGAAGTTGTAAACCTCCCCTGTGACACTTTCTAAACTGGCATACTACCAGTTGTTAGAAAAGATATATCCGTTAGACTCGCTGTAATCATACTCTAAATTGTTCCAAGTTTCCTCCCAGTCTATCTTAATCCAATAGGGCAAGTCGTTTACAATATAACCCATATCAGATACGAATGATTCCGCAAATTCTTCTCCGCTTCCATAGTGTCCCATGTATGCGTCTTGTAGGTGTTCAACATCCATCATGTCAAATTCCTCAAGAAATGCGTCTACTGTCTCTTGGTCGTATTCGTCAACCATTCGGGCATAATCTTCATAATAACACATGAAGTCTGAATTTCCATGAGTTTCGATGAACTCTTTCATTTCATCTTCATCATGACCATCTTCGAGAAGTCCTTCTAGATGTTCTTGAACATGTTCATCAGTTGCAAATGAAGATGTTGGGGCGATTTCGTAAGGCATAGTTTAAGGGTAACTGATTTAAGTATAATATAAGGGGTCACGCATGGCAACCCCCAAATATAAAATTAATATAAAGAATATCCTGTGATTTCTTCTCCAAATAATTCGTCATCATTAACCGCATGGAATCCACTAGTTAATAATCCATCTATCCATGAGTCCTCTTCGATTTCGTCTGGTAGGTCATCATCTTCAACATCATAACCTATGTTGATTTCATCATGAAGTTTATAATCTTCGTATTCTTCAAGAGTCATTTTAGGGTCAAAATACATTTTTGTAAGGGAAATTTGTTTACGTTTCTAATATAAACGAGGTTGCAACCTAATGCAACCCAGCTTGTGCCAGTTTATTTTCTGGCACACCTCCGCTTGATTTCTGCTTTTGCCAGTGCTAGCCTTTGGTTCTCTTCTTCCGTGTTGAGAAGTTCCATGATACTTAATGCCTTGATCATGTTACGTAACCCATACGTCTCCATGTTACGTACGAAACCCGCTTGATTATAAGTGTCAATCATTTCATGACCTCATCAACTAGGTTATCATAAGTTTGAACGTCCCAACCTTTCTGCTCTGGGACTTCCATTTCATATCCGAACATGACTAGTTCTTGTAGGTACTCTAGTTGTCCGTCTGTTAGATTAAGTGTGTTCATGGGGGTGTGTGTATCTAGTTGTATTATAGCATGTATGTCTAGTCGAGATTGTTAAGAGATGCTTAAGTCTCGACTAGATTTTTTTGTGGGCGGTGGTTAGGTACGCACTTGACTGTAACCACCATTAAGTTTGTTTAACTAGTATTACCTGCAAACACCCACTTTGACTAAATTTTCATTCCGTCAACGAATGGTTCTGCCATACCTAAGAAGTCAGATACGAACCACTGCCAGTTCTTTTGAAAGACACGTCTCTCAGGTGCAAACTCTTCAAGGATTGCATTTAATCTTGACTTGGTGGTTACTGTTTCCCAACCTGCACTAGAGATGTTGAAGTCATTAGATGCAGTATCAAACCACGCAATGCAGTTACCGTGAAGTAAAACGTTAACTTCAGTTGTAACTCCATTCTCTTTGAAGCATTGAACTGTAGTGTTTGAACCTGACCAGTTCTTTCTTGAACGGATTGCCATGTTCATTTGCTCTTCAATCTTTCGCATAATGTTTGGGGGTGAATTTACTTTTATTATAATGGGTGGGGTTACGCAATGCAACCCCATATGTGACAGTTTAAAAAGTGTCCTAGTAATACCCTGCGGATTCCATTCCTGGTTCATCATAGAAACATTGGAATGTAAGGTCTGGATACTTTTCACGCAATTTTTCAACAATACCTTCGGGTGGACTCCACGCAGTATTGAATGTAAGTGCAAGAATCTCATCATCCTCATAATCAATGGATTTGTCACACGCATCCCACTTTGTTCCCCAGTTCTGAATACACCAATGATACCATCTATCATCATTTGTACCATCTGAAAAATTGTAAGTTTCATAGAATACTGAACCATCTGGGTTAAGTTTCTGTTCAAGTTTAGGTAGTTCTCCTTTCTCATCAGGGATATTCTTAAAATCAGGTATGGGAAAAATTTGATTAAATGGGTCTGCTTTCTCAAAGATTTCCTCAATCTCCTTGAGTTTTGCTTCAGTTTCTGAATCTCCGTAGATAGTGATTCGATTGTAGCACCAATTCGGCATAAGGGTTCTCCGTTGTGTATGTACTTATTATAATGGATACGCATACGGATGCAACGATAAAGTAGACAGTTTCTAAACTGTCATACTCAGGATATCCATATACTGTTCATAGGTGTATAATGTATCTCCAACCTGTACATCATACGGGTACCAACCGTAGTACTTGTAATGGTCACGCACATAATCTTTGATTTGTGCTTTGACTTCTTTAAGTTCCATTAGATTCCTCCACATAAGGTATAAACCACCCCATCTCATCGGGGTTCCACGCTGCGTCATCGGTAGTGATGATTTTGCCTAAGTTCAAGAAATCACCAAAGCAACGCTCACATAAGCAATCATATCCCGCTGGCATCTGGTAATCTTCTTGGATATCCCCGTGCCAGTAGTAATACCTATGGGGTTCGTAGTCCTCTTGGTCATCTAACCACTCTTGCTGCTTTTCATCATCATCTTCTGCAATATGCTCTGGGTAATCGATTGATTCTGCCCAGTTGTCATCATAGCAACCACACTCATCGCATTGTGCCATTAGTCAACCTCTGGGTAAGAGTAGAACAATTGGTAGTAGAGGTCATTCATCAAACCAAACTCAAACGATGTTGATGCGTGAATGTCAGTCTCTCCTTCGTAGCACTTCAGAATTTCTTCGTAGTTCATAGAGCGGGGATAACGTTTACATTCCTACTATACTCCATTCTCACACAAAAACAACCCGTAGTAGACACTTAAAAAAGTGGCACACACGAGGTTGAATTCAGTTTTAAATGAATTATAATGAGTGTATAACAAAAACAAGAGTCTGGGGTAGGACTGATAGAAAACCTTCGTCACTCACCGAGCTCTGAAATAATATCTGTAATCTTCTGTAACAATTTCTGTCGAGCTTACCACAATCGATGCTCCCTGTCAACTTCAATTGTGCCACTTCAGATACTGTCCACTGGTCTTGGCGAAGTGAGCTCTTGTACGCTAGAATGGATGAATTCATCAGGGAAAAGGTTGATTGCCTTTGCCCAGTTAATCTTGTCAACTTTTAGGTCATTCCAACATTCAATATCTAGCGTGACCGTGTACACACATTTATGCATGATGTATGTGTATCTCGAAGTGTATGTACATATGATAGCACATATCTCGACTAGACGCAAGTATGTGTGCGTATGATGATATAAGCTCGACTAGATTCTTGTTGACAATCTCGTCTAGTTCTGATAATCTCGAACAGTATGAGAGTATATGAATGATGATGAGAGTCTCGACTAGACTTTATGAGAATATGATATATCTCGACTAGAAAAAATGCAGAAGTCTCGACTAGATTTTGTCAGGATTTTCTGATTTTTCTGCCCGTGATGTTGACAACTCGCCCGTTT